TTAAAGTCCTACCCGGTGCCTTGCGAACACCGGAACGTGCCTAAACGCCCCTTTAAGACCAGGGAACGTAACCAAAACGGTACCCAGCAACCCGACCCCTTTGGAAAGGGCCGACACTGGGAACACCGTAAAGGGCACAAGCTAGCTGAACCAAAGGCCTCCACCGATTAAGGGGGAGTGGCTTAAGCACAGGGGTCCATACCTGGAACTTACGTATCGAGTTGCGGACGATAAATCTCCACTTCTCTGACACATCGTGAACCAGGATGTCTCCCAATGCCGACGGCCCTCTAAGGTTCCGGATCTTGCTCGGAAGGTTAGCCAGTATGCGTAACCACGCACGCCGGCCGACGCTCTCAAAGAAATGAACACCGCCGTGGTCAATAAAGACTCGACGGAGTCCATTCGCGAACGAGATCCAATGATGAGGCTCTGACGGATAAAACTTCTGGAAATGGCCGCGAACGGCCACACCGTCAAAGAAATCACCCCCGCAGCTCTCGCGAAACACACCCGAAGAGAAAGTCTTCTTCATATTAGGTGTGAAGCCGAAGTAGCGGAGGGCACTCATCACGTCTGCAGCACATTCAGACGGCACGATAATGTCGTCACCGTAAACGTGGATATTTACCCCAGGAATGGGACAAACGCCGCGCGAACGGAGAACTTGACTGCTGATCACAAAGAACAGCAGGGTTTCAAGCTCGAATGTGAAACCGTTCCCCATACTGGAGAACTTCTGCAGTAGGTGTGTCTTACCTTCCACAATTGTGGTTGGCGAGCGTAAGGAGTTCAACACTCCAAACCAACCGTCTGGCAGCATAAGCTTAACCAGATTCTTGCACACCGTATCGCTAGCTGATGAAAGATCGATCGTCGCTAAGTGTCCTTGTGTACTACGCGAGGACTCACAGGCAAGGCGCCTGTGAAGGGACTGACCATCATCAAGGTCAATTCCTGCCTTTCTTAATCGCGACCTAAGACAAGCACCGACCCCAAGCTGAAAATAAACGTTCAACGAGGGCTCGATAGCTATACCACGATCCGTGGTAGCGTCTTTGGGAACCGTTGTGAAACGATTCCCGCGCACCTCCAATGGTGCGGATCGATCAGGAAACTCCTTTGCAAGCGCGCGAAACCATGCGGTCTCGACCCATAGGGGCTCAAATGCGCCCGCTTCAGGAGTCCTAGTAGGACGACTACTCATTTTATCTGGTGCGGTAGTTTTCGCACCTACGTCGTGAAAAGTTGCGCCAGGCCCGTGACGTGCTGAGGTAAGATCGTCGGGAAGACGACCTAAAATCCCTCCGACTGATTGCTTTACAGATCGCAGAAAATCCGCGATCCGCCATTCGCCTGCGGACATAGGTCCGTTTGGAAAGGCGATATATGGAGCCAGTCGAGCATTAGTCACGAAGCACTGCTTCTCAGCAGCGCTAAAGACCTTCATAGCCTCTTGCTCTGTGTCGATACCCGTTTCCAGGTCCCGACATTTACGTAAGAGAGAGGTGGCTACTGAATCCCGGAATAACTTGTCGGGACTACAGTAGTGCGCAGGGACCAAGGCTAAACGAGCCAGTTGATCCAACTCCCCATGCTCGATTAGGAGCTTCACCGTTAGGCTACGGGGGGTATCAAGGTCCTCCAAAAGAGGAAGGACAACGTCCCAAAGTGATCTTGGAAACATTGGTGACTCCGTTGATGTGGGGGCGAATTACTGCCCCCGGATGCACGACCTGCGGTTATTTACGCCGCAGGATGAGCTGGATTAGTTCGCCAGCTAGTGTCAGGGCCAGCTGCCACCACCTATTAGGTAGGGGCATAGCCGGTCTTGAATGCATCAACGAACAGCGTACTGTCGAACAGATTGATCGCTTGCGCAATACTCTCCGCTACAACAGTGTCCGGCACTGCGACCGGCACGACCGCTGAGATTGTCACTGGTACCTTGTTCACGACAGAGGTAAGTCCGGTCGCAGTATCCGTTGCAATTTGCGGATACATGAAACTGGCGTCAACACGACGGGCGGTCCTAGGACCGTTCCACCGGGACGTCATGGTCACAGAAGGCTTGTGGCCCGCTGCAGTACCGACAGACTCGCACCGCCATACGGCGGCGACGCCATCACCACTACTGCCTTGAAGAGCTGAGAACGTAACATCAGTTGTTCCGTCGCTCTTCTTAACAGTGATATTTGCCATAGTAGGCATAAGGAGATCTCCAATAGGAGTATTTTAAGGTTTGAAAACCGTCAGCAGCAGCGATATAGCTGTAGCAGCACGCGTGACGGAGAAGCCCTTGAACACTTTCGGGTAAACCACGGGTTTAGCAATTCCCACGGATCGAATGAAGTTCACGACCGTTAATCGGTCGACGAACCCGTTCTTAGGATATCCGAGCATGTAACCATGCTGAACACCCTTGAAAGTGTTGTAGCGAGTGGTCATGGGGTGCTCAAAAGTTAGACCGTTAAAGTCCGACCAAGAGTTTAGAAAATTCCCCACTGGTATAAACCAGTCGACCAGGAAGCTGAAGGGTACCAGCTCCCACGCTATTGCAACTGGATTTGTTAGTCCCAGCTGCGTGGCACGATGAAGATTAGGATTAGTGACAGTGACCTTGGCTTGGATCAACGTACGGGCAACGAATTCGCCCTGCAGACCCCCGCCATTAGCCGCCCACCGATCCGCAAACACTTCGGTCCCGGTTCCGGTGCCCCTTACGGGGCGATCGTAACCGAACGGAGACTGCAATATTTCGCAGGCTTCGTAGATATCCGTGATTAACGGTTTCCACCCGAAGTGATACTCGAGCCACAATGCTGAAGCATCACGAGGACGCGTCCAGCGATTTCGCCGACCTCCCCGATTCTCCCGCAAGCGGAATCGTCGGAGAAAATCATTGAAACGGCCCTTCCTCAGGTCTAAATAACCTAAACGAAGAGCCGTTACCCGGTCAACTATCATATTGACCGCTTGCTTCCGCTCGGCAAGGTTAACGCCGAGTTCGGCCGTCTGTTGCACACTGCTACGAAACTTGTCGTAGGCCTTGTTAAGGCTTTGGGCTTGCGCCGCGGCAGTGCGTGGGTGCCAAGATCCACCTGAATAAGCCTGGTTCGAAAGAGCCACAGCTTGACTCGCAGGACCTTGTAACTCACCTTGAAAGATCCGTTAGCTTTTACCTAGGAGTGATACTTGGGGGCAAACTTGAGATCTTCTTGGAACAGTCGAGTACCGAGGCTGTATGATGTGTTGGATTACATCCACTCCCTAG